ATATCAACTGGTTATGAGTAGGCGTAGAAGACCTTTGTGGTGGAAAGATCCCCCACACCAGTCTTTAATATATCTTATTTCTTAGTGGAAGGCAACTTAAAGTTTTTAAACCAGGGTGGAAGTCCTAGTATAGGACGTCTATCAAATTTATTAGCCAGTGCTTCTTTTTTATTTTTAGTGTCATTATAATGAAGAAAAACCTGACAGTAATCTCTACCTGGATAAGGTTCTCTCCAATGTTCAATTTCACATCCTTGATAAATAATCATATCACCAATCTCCAGTTCAATGGGAATCCCTGCCTGTCCCGTTTTACCCGTCGGGTCTACATACAAGGGCCATTTGGTATCGCCCCCTAAATGAAGGGTAGTGGATACCTCACAGGAATAACGATCTTTATGTCGATGTAAGATATCTCCTGTTTTGTAAATGCGCGCATACGAATAGGTTTCATAAAGCTTTAAGCCGGTTTCTTTTTCCATTCTTTCTCGTAGATTTTCTAGTAAAGTTTCCATAACGATATCTCCATAATGGGAATAAGTATTAGGAATCTGTTCATCATTCCAGTATCCCCAGTCCGTCGAGTAAGGGTTTATATATCTCGTATCGAAGAAGAGACGAGCGACTTTTCTTTTATTTTGAAAATATTTATAAACAAAAGCAGCTAGCTCTTTACTAATCATCCCTTTAATAATTTGATAAGGTTTTTTATTTTTAAATTTAGGAGCTTTGGGTAACTTCTCTCCTCGTGGATTAGTTTTAGGCATCTTTTTTTCCTTTCTTTTTCATGAGTTCTTTTTTCTTTTCTTGAATAAGGGTTTCCACTATATCACCAGCGCGTTGAGTATGTCCTAACATCGCTTTGATGTAGGCATTATGACTGGCTCCCATAGTATTATGAAGTTTAGGGAGATGAATAATTTTTTTATTCTGGGGCATTACGTTTATCCTCCTCGGTTTGTATGTACGGTTTGCCTAAGACGCTATTAGGTATAGCTTGTATATTAAAATGAATAAAACGAAAAGGGTCATAACCATCGTCTACTAAATATAGATGAGGCATAAAAGAATTGAAGAATATTAAAAATCCAGGTTTAACTGCATAGTTAATTTGATGAGAGGCTATCGAAACTACCCTACTATCTTTTTGAGGAAGTAAATTCATTAAACGTCCAGGTCGTGGATCTTCAAAAAGAGGACGTGAAGTATTGTTTCCCCCTTTTAAAAAATAGAAACCTGAAATGTGGCCGTTCCAATGAGTATGAAGACTATGGTGACCCCCTCCGTGTTCAGCAAATTCCTGAACCCAAAGTTCAGTAATATTAAGAGTAAAATTAGTTAAATCAAATCCTTGTTCGGTTAATAAATTATAAGCAGTTGCACCTATATAATCTTGAAGGGTTTTAAATTTAGGGTCTCCAATCAGAGGGCCCGAGTGATAAATAAAACCATGGTCTTTTCTATTTCCAAATTTTTTATTTCTTTCCTTAATCTGTTTTCCCATATTTTTTTTGGCCTGAGCAATGTAAGGATCTGAAGCGGTGTTTAACGATTCCACCCATTCCGGTTTGTGTTTCGACCAAACAGGAGAAGCGAAAAGATGATCAGTATTTAATTTTTCTAGTTCCTTAGGCTTTTCAGAAGCTGGACCTAATTTTTTTAATTTTGTTTTCTTTTTCATTTAAAAGGCCATCCTAAATGCCAATTCACAATGCTATGACGAGTCCCTGATTTAACTGGGCGTACTCGATGCCAAACAAAAGAGGGAAAAAATACAATGTCTCCTTTTTCACAAACCTCTGTACAAATTTGAGGTTGTGATTTTTTGTTAGGGTCTTTATTTCTAAAATCAAATTCTAGTTCTCCTCCTTTAAAATTTTTACTGTCGGAAACTAAAAGTGTGCTAGAAAGTTTTCTAATTTTTCCATGACTATTTTGATCCTTAGGATTATTATAAGCTCCGTCCCAACTGTCACAGTGCCAATCATAATACTGTCCTTTTTTATATTGAGTAAATTGACAGGATTCAGAATGATCCCATTGAAAATTCCAACCTGCACTTCTATTAGCCACACTTAAAAAAGGATGAATTTCTCTATAAAGCCAATTTTCAGCGATCCATACAATATCTGAATTTCTTTTCTTTTTTAAATCTTTAACTTGATGTGCATTAAGTTTTTTAGGATCATTGTTATATCCTCCCGTGACAGCCATTTGCTGTTGAATGCTTAATCCATAGCGCACAATCGTGTCACATAGATGCTCGGGAATAGCTTTTTTAAAATACCAATAATAACTTCGTAAATTCATCTTTCTCCATCTTTATATCAAAGTAACCTTAATAGTCAATTTGATCTATATCATTTTTAGATATTTAACGTATTGGTTCCTGTTACTGTAAAAGTAGCCACAAAACATCCACCAGGAGTGGTTGTTACCGTGTTAGTTCCAGGGGATACAGTCATTGGAACAGCAGAAGGAGAACGAATAATTACGGCTCCTGATCCACCGGATGCACCTGTAGTAGCATTGTATCCGCCGCCTCCGCCACCACCTTTATTAACTGTGCCTGCTGTTGCGGCACCACCTGCGTCACCACCGTCCCCGCCACCTCCGGGTCCACCTGTTCCTCCTTGACCAGAGGATTTAGCGAAACCTCCGCCACCACCAGCATAAACTACTGGAGAAGCGGATATACAAGATGTAAATCCATTACCTCCATTTCCACCACAGCCCGATACACCAGCAGCACCTACGCCACCAGCGCCTCCTCCACCACCAGAAGCTAAACTAGGTTGAGGACCATCAAATCCAACGCCTCCTGCATTTCCTTGTGGACCACCTAAAGGTGCGGGAGCAGTTGGAGTATCTCCAGCTCCACCTGAACCACTTGTGTTTGAATTTCCACCACCACCTGAGCCACCGGCTGCACCACAACGCGCGGGACCACAACTAGAAGATCCGCCTCCTCCTCCAGCGGATGTAATACATCCAAAACTTGAAACTGAACCGGCAGTACCTGTTGAGGCTATAGCTGAAGAACCAGCGCCACCTCCTCCAACTACTACGTTGTAAGAACCAGTATAACTACTAACCGAAATACCTGCTGCCGCGGGCACTCCATATGAATCTCTTAAACCTCCGGCACCACCACCTCCACCACCGTGATGGGTACAACACCCTCTTCCACCGCCTCCACCACCAGCAATAATTAAATAATCTACCGTGCCTGTAATTTCTCTTTGTACCCAACTATCATTAACTCGTGCTTCATATTGATCTTGCATCGAAAACATTCCTGATGAGTAATTTAATTCTTTTATTAAAACAATTCCTGAACCACCAGCTCCACCGTTTCCACCACCACCACCAGCTCCGGCACCACCACCAGTATTGATACCACCAGCGGTTCCAATACCTCCACCTGTACCTCCACCTGCTCCACCACCTCCGGGTTGTGCGGGTCCTACTCCACCAGGAGCATCGGATCCTCCGCCGCCTCCACTTGCAAAAACTGCACAGTTTGGAGCTCCAGGAAAAGTTGGACTTACATCCGTACCAGGGCCACCAGCTCCTGCTGTTGAATTAGGTCTTGACCCTGGGGCATCGCCTCCGATTCCACCTGAGCCTCCACCACCGCCTCCTCCAGAACCATCTGCTCCGGGACCAACAATCGTATTGGATGCTCCACCTTTACTTCCTTGACATGCGGTTCCGCATGAACCACAGTGACCTGATGTTCCAGGGTGAAAACCTCCCCCTCCACCTGAACCACCTGGGTTTCCGGATCCATCACCAGTCGAGCCACCTCGACCTCCACCGCATGCTGTAATAGTTGTTCCGCATAAAGTTATTGTAGTATTACATCCATCAGTTCCTAATTGAGCTCCGGCTGGGGAAGGAGAAGCTGCTCCTCCTCCTCCGATAACAACTGCGCCTGGAGATATTCCATACACAGTACCAGATTTATTAAGAAGACCACCAGCTCCACCACCGCCGCCTTTGTCACCACTGCCACCACCACCGCCAGCAATAACAGCTACTGTAATTTTGCTTACGCTTGAAGGAGCGGAATAATTACCAGTTGCCGTTACCGATGTAACTGCACACTTTCCAAAAGAAGTTTGGTTTACTTTTCCAATTATGCCGCCATTACCTGCCATATTATGTCCAATTTCCTGCTTTTTTATTTAAATATTGAGCCTGTTGAGGCCATATACCACCTACACTAACAAAAGGTTGTGAAGGTTCTTTAACTAAAACAATTCCTTTTCCACCATTTCCTCCACGATCTGAAGAAGGTGAACCAGATGTTTGACCACCACCTCCGCCGCCACCAGTATTTTCTACACCATCCACCGATTGATCTCTATTGGGAGGAGTAATTCCGGGAGGACCTCCATCTGAACTTTCTCCACCACCACCGGGTCCACCTGTTCCACCGGGTGCATAATATGTACCAACACCACCTCCGCCGCCACCAAATAAACCTGGGGCACTCGGGCCTGTACGTGGGGGACCATCTGCTATATAAACGGGTTGAGGGGCAGCTCCAAAAACAGGAGTTACATCTTTCCCTACACCACCTAAACCACCCATTTCAGATATTCCTGGATTCGGCCCATCACCACCTGCACCACCAGCACCACCACCGCCTCCATAACCAGCGTTTGAGGCACTTGGAGGATGTTGATACCATCCGCCACCACCATTATTTCCTTGAGGGGCTCCATAAGCTGCACAGGTCGGAGGACTATTACCATTAGATCCTGCGGGAGTTGGAGCAGCGTTACCTGGAGGAATCCATGCAGCGCCTCCACCTGAACCTCCAGAGGGCGCATAGCCCTCAGGATAAGCCGCAGTTGGACTTGGTTTTCCACCACCTCCACCACCTGTTGTTGTAATTGTATCGGTACCACATGCGGTACCAAAATGAGTTTCACTTCCGGGAAAACCTCCATAAGGAGGGGTAGCCGTACAACATGGAGTTGCTCCGCCCGCACCAATAGTGACAGGCACTGAAGTGCCTAAATTTGTTAAAGGGTGACAGGAAATTAAAAGTGTTCCACCACCGCCTCCACCACTAGCGTCGGATCCTCCGGATCCACCTCCAGCTACAACAAGAACGTCTACCGTTGCTTGTCCTGTTTGAGCTGTAAAAGTTCCAGTTGCTGTAACCTTAGTACTCTGAGCAGTCGTACAGCCAAGAGCAGCTGCATTACATTTTCCTATAACACTACCATTAGGTCCTAGTGAACTTCCCATCGATGTCCTCCTATGCGGACACCCAAGTTAAACCTGATGCGTCCCAGTTAAAATCGTTTGTTGGATCCTCTGAATCTTGAGCTGTCCATTTTTGTCCAGCTTCATCCCAACCTATATGATAAGGTCTTGCCGGATCCCCATATTCCTTAATTGTTGGATAAGTAACAGGCGCTTGCCATACATCATTACCATCCAATGACCATGATTCAAAAGGTTGAGGAGTAATAAATATATTTTTGGCTTCATCGTAAGTAAAGCCGTGACCTGCATATTGTTTTCTAAAATTATTATTATAAGAAGTTTGTTTCCAAGTCGTATTTGAACCAAAGAAATTTTTACACCACGTTTCTCCGTCCACATGTTCATCACTTGGAACATGAGTATTGTCAACAACGATTACTCGTTTAACAACCCAATTAGTTTTAGAAGAATCGAAAGGGTCGGTTTCCTGTTTAAGTTCTGCAAAGTGTGCCATAAACTATTTACCTCCCTAATCGATTAGCGTTTCATATGATATGAATAAGTCCAGTTTATTAACTGTAGAACCGCCGCCTTTAAGAATGTCTCCTTCCATTAAATAGATCGGAGTGTCTGATACTACTAAAGATGAATCTGCGGGTACTGAAATTGTTTTTGCTAAATAAACATCAGAATCAGCTCCTGTTGTTGTAATTCCTGTTGTGCCTGAGCCCATACCAGAAACAAATAAATTTAAATCATATGCTGATGAACCATCAACATTTGCACATACGATTCTATTAATTTTTAATAATTTTTCTGCGTCTACTGTAACTAAT